CTTTCGTAGCTCCTGTGCCGGACTGTTAGCGGCGGGCGCTGATCTCCCGCATGTCTGCATTGCAAAGTCAGGTACGGGTCATCAAACTAGCAGACAGAAGACTCTTTGACACCGTTTTTGCGTATCAGCCTACGCATTCACTAACATTGAAGCGTGCCGGTGCTGATCTCCGGCTTGCGAGGATTATTCGCTTTCAACAGTCGTGGCCGCTCACGCGCACAACCTGCGCATTCCGCTTCAATGTTAGTCCCCGTCTTTCCGGGGTGTCAGTTAGTAGCTTAAACGTAGGCATCCGTTTACGCCACTAACATAGCTGAAACTTGATTAGCTCCCTTGCGGGGTGGTCGTCCTGGCCATCGGACAGTTCATCAAGTCTCATGCGTCTTATTTTCCCTCATTTTCGCTATCTTATCCAACATTTCCCGCTTTTCAATTAGCGCTTTTGCTTTCTTTTCTGCTTCCGCTTTACTCATTCCTGCGTCGTGTTGAAGTATTGCTGCGCGTTCTTCAAATGCTTCTCGAATAGCATCTTTCATGTGTTTTTTTCCTTTAACTTGGCTTCGATGGCTTTGTAAATTTCCCTGCGAGTAAAAACAGCACCGTCCATTACGCTGTCCCATGTCGTTTGAATCTCTTTATCCGTCAACCCTTGCCATTCGCCGTATGTCAGCGGTCTAATTGTGCTAATCATTCCTTACCCCTACTCAATTCGTTAATACACAATTGAACGCCCATCTCGCGCCCTTGCTTGTAATCGTCGCTTGCGCCTACGATTGTGTGCGACTCGTCTCTGAGTTTCTTAAAGGTGGCGAGCAGTGCCTCACGCTCGGCAGCAGAGACAAGGTTGGCGAAATGCTCTATCTGGGCAAACGATGGGTTGCCACCAGTGATTTCGACTGGAATCTCAGCCTCTCGCGCCATTCTGATAATGTCGTCTCTAGTCATTTCTTACCTCTTGCTAGTATCGCTTCCTCAATAGCCTCAGCGTCTTTGCCAGCAGCAACTTCGCTACAAAGTGCGGCGCATCGTGCTTTTTCAGCAGCAACACCAGCAGCATAGGCGGCGTTAAAAAAGCGTTCAAGCGGTGACGTCAGGTCGCTGTCAGCAGCAGCGCCTCCGCAAGAATAATAAATTCCACTGAAATCCTTGCTGAAACCCGCTTCCAGCGCCAGCTTTAGTATGTCCATGCCCATCCCGCTGCGTTTACAAACTCGTCCCAGCTTAGGTCTATTGCTTTGTCTTCTAAAATGATTATGGTCATTTTCATTCTCCTTTAATTTTTCTTGCGTTGTCAAACTCAGCGCACAACATATTTTTTTTCTCGACATAATCTTGCCACTCCTTAAAACCCGCCTCGTCGTATGCGTCTTCTTTTGGCATTATCTGGCGAAACTTTTCGTCTAAAAATGTTTCTGCTACCGTTGGGTCGTCTTGCCTGTACCCCCAACAAATTTCATCGCTTTCCCATTCTTTTGGCGTTTGTGTTGGAGTAGTAACTTGTTTAGCGCCATCAACATAAATCGCCTCTGGTCTTATTCCCTCGAACAGTTCTTCTTTCCATTCATTTGTTGAATTTAGGTATTCTATTGCGCCCTGTTCATTAACAGACGACACTGGAATTTCAAAAGTCTCTTTTGTAACTACAACTACGCGGCCTATAAAAAGTGGCATTTTTATTCTCCTGGTATCGTTAGTCGATGTAGAGAATTATACACACTTAAACAGACTATGCAAGCCTATTTATTCCACCATATGAGAAAACGCACATTGCAGCGTCGCGCTCGTGTTGGTTGCTTTTTTTTTCCCAGCCCGTCAGTTTGTTGAAAGTCTCAGCGTCCAGCTTGCGGCCTTTATGCTTCGGGCTTATTCCGTGGGCGCTGATTTTCATTTCCTCGCATAGGGAGCATATTAGGTTGCATATAGCGTCAACCTGCCCGACATTCCGGGCTATCTTCATGCGTGCAGCTTGGCTGGTGCCACGGCTCCAAACGGGCGAAGTTAGGCGCGAATCCTCGAATATGACGCTTTTGACTGAAAGACTAGGTAGCAGGGTTATAAGCTGAATCGGCGTCCAAGTGGTCAGCCTAATTAGCTTTCCGTCTTCAAATATAGCAACACCAGTGCTTGCGCCGGGGTCAAGTCCGATTAGCATAGTAACGTCCAGTTTATCCTAGCCTTTGCTATTTCAATGTATTCAGCTTCGCGCTCTATTCCAATAAAGTTAAATCCTTCCAGCATTGCAGCTTTTCCTGTACTTCCACTCCCCATGAACGGGTCAAGTACAGTGCCGTTTGGTGGCGTGACGAGACGGCAAAGGTAGCGCATCAGGTCAGTGGGCTTGACAGTGGGGTGAGTGTTGGCGCGTGCCGTGGTGCGCTCGTTTCCGCTTCCGGTCAGCATTGACCCATCGGCGGTAGCCTGCATTCCGCCAGTGCGCTTGACCGGCAACCCTTCGCAGCCCTCATCCCGATCCGCTTTGCTCGACTTGGGGCAGTAGAAGAAGCGTGCTTGCTCACCCGCAAGTGCCAGAACCTCCTCACTACCATCGTGAATCAGGTTGGCGGGCCATCGGCCGGCAGGGGCGGCCCCTGTTGGCTGCGAGTTGATGACGCCGCCGGACGTATGCGTAAAGGCGTACTCAGTGCCGCCGCCATAACTGCGCGACTTGGGCCATGTTTCGACCGTGTCGCCCACCCTGCACCCATCGACATTTATCGCCCCCGTCCCATGCGCCAGCACGGTTGCCGCGACGGTGCCGCTCAGGGGCTTGCGGGCGACCGTGACGGGCTCCAGGGCAGGCTTCAGGGCGGTTCCCCAGCCTGCCCACTGGCGGGCGGATTCGGTCACTGGTTCGCAGCCATCCTTTTCGTGATAGCCAAGCTCCATCGCGCGCTCAATCCAAGGCCGTGAAGCCCCAGCTTGGCCGTCTCGGCCGCCGCCCGATGCCTTCGGGTTGCGCGGATTGGTCTCTCGCACCTTCTCCCGCTCCGCACCCGCCGCCTTGTCGATGGCCTTGCTCACATCCAGCGACTTCGGGAACCCCGAGCCGTACACCCAGGCGATCATGTCGCGGATCTCAAACCCTGCATCCTCAATCCTTACAGCCATACGATGCTGCGTCCGCGTGCCAGCAAACGCCAGCAGATGACCACCGGGCTTCAGCACGCGCAAGCACTCAGCCCATATTTCCTCACTGGGTACGTCATAATCCCATTTCTTACCCATAAATGACAAGCCATAGGGCGGGTCAGTGACAACAGAATCAACAGAGTTATCAGGCAAGTTTTTCAGGGCTTCAAGGCAATCGCTATGTATTAGCTTTGTTTGCATACTCATCAATCAGCCTAGTAACGCCCACGGAAAAATTTCCTCCGCCGATCTTTTTCGCTTTCTCATGCGCTTTTTTTGAGATGTAAATGTTGACGCGCTTGGCATCTTCAATGGTGCGCGGCCTGCCTTTGGTTTTAATTGTGTTCATCGTTTTATTTTACACACTTAAGCGGCCGGTTCAAGTCTTTTGTCCCAGTCACACTCAAAAGAAAATGGGAGTCTGCCGAATATCTGCATTAGTTCACGTTCTTTTGGGCTTAACTCGCAGTTTTTCAACATCTCTGAGCCATCCGGGAAACTTTGAACAGGCAAGAATACTGGTTTTGACGCGCTCGACAATGTCTCTGCCCAGCCTCGCCTCAATGTCGCGAAGATAATCCGTGACTTGTTCTCGTTGTCCGTTTTGGTAATTTTCAATGGCACAGCAGAAACGCTCAAAGGTTTCAACGCGGTCATTTTTCATCGTGCCTGTAGATATAGTGAATCATTTCATTAGCCGAATGAGTTACCTGAGACAGCATATCGAGCGCACCAAGAAAATCAGTGTTGCTCATCAGCTCAGGTAGCTTTCGTGCGGTTTCTTGTATTTTGAGCAAGTGTTCACTGTAATCATTCATTGATAAAACTTTCTTGTTTTGCAAGATGAAGTAATAAATGCTGCATCATCATTTCTGCGCTGTAGTCATCCGATTCTATCTTGTCCAGTATTTCATCTAGGCTGTAAGGCTGTTCAATGTGGCCAGCTTTACTTAAAGCCACGTGCGCTAGTCTGCTCATTTGCTTATTAATCCTTTTTCCTTTTCACATAACACTACGTTTAAGCGGATTCGCTACGCTCACCGCTGAACTTTGCGTTAGGAACTATTACGCCGTGTCTTTCGCATACAGCACCACGTTCGTCATCCATTTCAAGAATGCACCATTTGTCAGTGCCCTCACATTTCGGGCAACAAAAAAAACGCTCCCCCGGTTCTTCGTTAATCCATGCTTTCATTTCTTCATAGGTCTTTACCATGTTTTACTCTCCTTTGTTTTCTAAGTTAGGCGTCTCAATAGTTACCTGCACGCATCGCATTCCACGCCCTTTTAGCGCCTTCCACGGAACACCAAAATAACGCCGTGCCAACGCGATTGACGACTTTTGACCACGAGACAAACTAAGGCGCATAGGTTCCCCGTCTTTGAATATTACTGCCCAGGCTTGGAAGTGCTTAACTTCCATGTTTTACTCTCCTTTAGGTTGGTTTGGTAGTGGCATCCAGTGGGTAGCGTCAATCAGGCGAGAATAATGGGCGGCTTCTTCGCAGTATGCGTAAACGCGCCCCCACTGCGCGCACCTTACGCAATTCGTTACGCGCCCCCACTTCGTCCAAGCGTCAAACGCCGTCCCATCTTTCGGTGCAGTCTCTATTGGCTGCCAAGTCATTTCATCTCTCCTTTGTTTTTTTGAAGCATAAATTTGACTGCGCTACCGCTTCTCATCCAAGCATTTCTATCTTCTCTAAGTGTTTGCATTTCACGGCTAAACCAATTTACTGCCTCAATCAGTTCCTCTCGTGAAAGCGTGTCAATTTCTTTTCCCTTCCATGTATGTATCATTTCACTCTCCTTCATTTTGTGTGTAGTTTACATCACCAAAAGGGTCTGTCAAGTTCTTATCAATAAAATCGCGCACTCTTTTTTCAGCTTCTTTTTTTCTCGCTTCAAATTCTGCCCGTTCCGCTTCGCCTTTTTCGTGCCATGCGGTTTTGGGTGCAGTCAGTATCGTTAGCAGGTCTTTTAGCTTCTCTCGCACGTCTTCGGGCATTTTCTGCTCTAGTAATGGCGTGTTGTTTTCCAGCAACGGTACATCGTGGCCTAACTGTCTGGCGTGTTCTATCGCTTGCGTTCTTTTCGCCGCGTCAAAACCAAGCGAAACATTCCAGCTTACCTTTTCCCCTCGTTCTTTCGATTCGCGCACTATGCGGTTATAGGCGTCTTTGAATGCCATCCTCGCGCCCACTTCATCGCCCATACTTAGCACTGGCTTACATATCCCCCATGCTTGCGCCATGTCTTGCGTCCATACAACTGTATCGAACTCGTCTTGTGCTTTAAGCGCTATCGCCCATGCTTCGTCAGCATCAGGGCGCGGGTCTTGTCGTGCGTCTATTTTTGCGATCAAGTCAGCCGGGGCAGGAAAAAAGCGGCCACGGTCAGAATCCCGTAAATGCGCTTCTAGGGCGCTTCTAATGTCCTCGATGCTATACCGAGCCATCACTCTGAAAAACATCGCAACCTGCGCCGATTTAGGCGGGTTCTTGCCCATTAAGTCGGCTGTACTTGTCAGCAATGCTTCAAAGTCGTCAAAGTCTGTCTTAAACA